AGTGCCATTAGTACCAGGTATGCCCTGTGTGCCATTGGTGCCATCTACTGCTTTTCTACCTAGCAACTCTTGTATGCTGTATTCTTCACCATTAACTTGTTCAAAGCGTGGCCTTGCAAAGTATGACTCATGGCTTAAGGTGGTCACATAAAAACGGTAGGCGCGTTGCGTTTGATTAGTGGCCCCTGCTTTGTTTTTAAAATCGGTGCCGGTTAATACTTTATTGCCAGTTACTGGGTCGTATACGCCACTAATACCACTAGCGCCCCCTGTGTAACTGCTACCATGAATAATACCAACCACTAAATACCATTTATTTAATTGTGGTAAATCACCATACCAGTGATACGGGTTACTATTTGCGGTGCCGTTTAAGTTGTTGGTATTGCCACTTGAACAGCCAAGATAATTTGTTAACCCTGTGCCGGTTGATTTTATCCAAACGCATTGTCGGTATGTTTTGGCATGATCAATATCATATACATTGGCATTGTAACCACCATCACTACTATTATTGCCGTTTTTTGCATGCCATAGTGCTTCACTCGCCCCTAATGGCCCAACCCCTAAAATAATGCTATTTTCATCAGTTGAACCATTTTGAGCAAATACCCCTTGTGATCCGGCGGTGCCTATAGTCCATGATTCGTTACGCAATAAATTAGCATAACCCGTTGGTCCTTCAATTTTAGCCCACGTATAAACGGCAGGGCTTGTACTGTCGGTTAAGTTAAAATCAGTATACGTACCTAAATACGCTTTACCGGTTGGGCTTTGGCTAAAACCGCCGCCGCTGGCGTTGTCGGCATAAGCAATATGCAAATAACTGGTTTGCCCGTTGCTGCCGTTGGTGCCCGGTATGCCGTTAGTGCCGTTAGCCCCTTGCGCTCCTTCTACTTTTATCCATGTATAGGCGGCAGGGTTTGTGCTGTCGGTTGCGTTAAAGTCAACATAGGTTCCCATGTAAGCTTTGCCGGCTGGGCTCTGGTTAAAGCCGCCACCAGTTGATGTATCAGCATAAGCAATGTGAAAGTACGATGTTTGACCGTTAGTGCCGTTTGTGCCAGGTGTTCCTTGTGGGCCAGTTGGGCCTGCTGCGCCATTGATTCCGTCTGCTCCAACAAATAAAGCCCAATCATAAACCGTAGGATCTGAAATGTTCGCGGCTTGCACCGTCTGATTAACTGCAAATCCTATGTATTTTTTGCCTGTTGGTGTTGTGCTTATTCCTGTTCCTGTCGCGCTGTCAGCGTAGGCTACCCATGTAAATAATGAGTTTGAACTAGCTGTTGTAACGGTAACTGTGAATGTTAACGATGCTGCAATACTTCTAAATAGCGCATTAGCCGAATAAATTTTAGCGGTATAACTACCTGTTGAGAATGGCGGCAAATCTATTCTGGTGTCGCTAGTTGTTGTTGAGTAAATGCGCGTTGCACCGTTGTAAATTTCAAAAACAAAATTAGTGATCATTACATCGTTTGGATCATTCCATGAAAAGTACCCTTGCACAGGATCGTCTGGTGTTAATTCTGTGAAGGTTAACCCGGTTGGTGCGTTAATATTTTGCGGCAACGCAAAACTTGTATCTACGTATTCTTCGGTTACATCACCAATAGCCCACGGGTAAATGTTGTTTTGATGCTCTACTGCTTGAAAAGAGCACTCGCCTGATTTAATCGCGTCAATGTCTACTGACTCAATACGAAATGGTTTGGCGTTCCAACCTAAAATTTGGCTATCTATTGTAACAACGTCGCCAGCTTCAACTACAATTGTTTCTGGAATGCCATTAAACATAGCGCCGAGTAAGTTGCGGCTGCGGTATGCAATAACATGCCCCATTTGCAAGGCTTCGGCTTTGTTGTTTATAGTGTCAAAATCGAATTCACCGAGTAATAGCTTGCCGTTATCTTCTGTTTTCCATTGTTGATGCAGCGCGTCATCGCTCGGAAAAACCGCTTCATCATCTTCACCCGTTAAACGGTTTCTAAAACGAATAATAACTTGGTTATATCTATCGCTTTGGTTGCCGCCTTGGCATTGAATAGCGCCCACTAAATTGTCTTTAGTGAAAGCAAAAACGGGGGTGTCGTCTTTTTCAATAGCAATACGATACTGTCCATTAGTTTCGGGCAATATTGCGCGCATACCGCTTAACAATGTTTCAACGTTTTGCTTTATGGTTTTTTCAGGATCTAAACTAACATTGCAACTCATTATGTTTTCGGTAACTGTTTCGTTTACTGTTCCTACTGCAATCCTAAGCCATGTTCTTGTTTCGCGATCGTATTCAGTTTTATAAACTGTACGAGTATAAGTGCGTGTGGTTTCAATAAAATCAGCGGCGGCGATAAAGCTTTGGGTATTTATTTTGCTTGGCAGTAATCCTTTGCCGTAGTCAGCATTGGTTAAATAATCATAGGCGCATAATGCCGCGTTATCACTGTATTTAGTTAAACCGTCACGTGGATCTAATACTTTTAAGCCGTTGATGTCTGCGGCAATACTTGGCTCACCCTGCCACCAGTTAACATCTTTGTTTTGCTTTAAGCGCACATAAGCATAAGCAACATTTTTTAATTTAGCCGTTGCTTTCCACTGGCTGAAATGGCTGTTAAGTGTTGCGCTATACGCTTGCGTAGCTGAGCCAGTAAAGCGCTCAATATAAAAGCGCTCACTATCAATTTGGCTTTCGGGTATATCATTGAAATAGAGTTGGCCAATACTTTCAATTTCGCCAACGGCAAATACACAAATAAAATGCAAATACTCATTTACTGCGCCACCACTTTTGTCTGTAGTAACTTTAAACACTTTAATACTTGGTGATTTTTTAATGAATCCATAAATAATTGGCACCGCTTGGTTAGTGCCATTTTTTTCAACATTAACGCCGTTTATTTCTTCTTTTGGTATAAGCCATCCCGTTAATTTTTTCCAGATTTTAGAAAATATACCCATTACTTACTGCCCCATTTGTATTCTTTACCTGACTCTGCGGCAAAATCAAAACCCGTGTCGCCCGGTGCAAAGCGTTGTAAGCTGGCAGGGGTGGTGCGAATGCCACCTTTTTGTTTCCAGTTTGCGAACTCGCTTGATACTTTTTGTTTAATTTCTGCTTTTCCTTTTTCGGGATCGTCAGTGATACTTGGCGCGCCATTAACTATCATGCTGCTCATAGGTATTGGTGTGCCAGCAATAGAATAATCGCTGTTTAATATAGCTAGGCTAATTTCAGCATTACGGCTATTTTGCGAAGTGCCGAGCAAAATTGCGACTAATGACGGGTCAACAGCATCTAGCGTTAAATCAATGTTTGATACGCGAATATCAATATCTTGTTTGATTTTTCCCATGTTTAGTAATTGTCCGTTGCCTAAGTACGTATTGCCGCCATAACTAATGTCAAACGCGGTATTGCATAGATAAACAGGCGTTGGCGTAAAGTCTAGTTTGATTAAAATAGCGCGAATATGGTCAGTTTTAATTGCTGCTAAGGTGTCTGGGTGAAGCGTTCT